TATTGGTAATGGTAGTGGATATGATACCAGACAATTAACTTATACAGATATCTTGGCCACACCAGACTTATCAAACTTTATTACAGCCGCAAGCACAGACACATTAACAAACAAAAGCGGAAACATCAGTCAATGGACAAATGATGCAGGTTATATTACAGAAGCTGAAGACAACCAAACGCTGAGTTTTGCTACACCAACACTGAGTATTACTGGTGGCAACAATGTAAACCTAAGTGCGTTGACAACAGGTTTGATTACAGCTTCAAGCACAGACACACTAACAAACAAATCAGGAAGCAACAGTCAATGGACAAATGATGAAGCTTACATAAAAGCAGATTCAACAGAAACGCTAACTAACAAATCAGGAAACATATCAATGTTTACAAATGACGCAGGTTATTTGACAAGTGAAACTGATTCACAAACACTAACGTTTACATCACCAAACCTTGCTATTTCAAATGGAAACAGTCAAGACTTGAGTGCATTAACAGATGGAGGAACCTACTAATGGGAACTATTAAACTAAGAAGAGGCACGGGTTCACCAGCAGGTAGCCTAGCACAATATGAAGTTGCAATGGATGTTGCGGCACAAACACTTTATGTAAGTTCAAACGGAACAGACGCAGTTATACTTGCAAACAAATATGATGACGGTGATGCAGTTACGGCAATTGAAGATGCATCAAGTTTAACACTCAGTGGAACTGTTGATGCAGATGATACACTAACAGCCATGGGTGGATTAACAGTTGATGCACAATACAACGGCAACCCTAACATCAGTTATTCTAATACATTGTTTGCCAAACGTGCAGTAGATGGCGGTGCCAACTCAGGTGATAGAACTGTGGCTACAATATGGCGTGACTTAGATAGTGAAGTTATCAACAGTGGATATGACAACAGAGGCACAAGTCTTGATTATGTATTACAATCAGATTCACAAGGAACTACACAATACTTGGGCGGCGTTAGTATGCAGAGTGGCGGAACAAGTTTTGGTGATGGACACTGGGTCAAGGCTTGGAGTTATGATGATGGTGTTAGTGGCTTTGGCGTTGATACAATATTTGAAGCCAACTATGAATGGTTCTACACTTACGGAAGAATCATGGCACAACGCAGTGCAACACTTCAAAACCCAAATGGTGATGATGAAGCACCTCTAGTAGTTAAAGCTGATTGGGATAATAATAATGCAGTTGCGGCAGAGTTCTTCAACATAGCTGATGATGATCAAACAGTTAGTATTAAATCAGGAACAGATCAAGGCTTTGGAAGTTTAACATACAACAACCAATTGCGTAGTTGGAGAGACGGTGATAGAAAGTATCAATACTTTGATGTGCTGAATGATGATGGAACTTTCAATCAAACTCTTTATGAAATGCACAAAGACACCAACACTGGTGATATCAAACACAACTTGTATGGACAGGTTAGAGTAGAATTAGCACCTGATGTCAATACACCAAACACTTCATTGCAAATCCAAACAGACATGGCAAATGCCACTAATGACTTTTCAACTGGTGTTAAAACAAATCTAAATTGGGGCAGTGGAACAATACCAAATGACGCTGAAAGTTTCCAAGAATTTACAGTTCAAGATGATACACAAGGTCAATTGAAAGTTGGATACTTTGGTTCAAGATACAAAAGTGCAAACAACGGTGAACTAAGCACAATGAAATTGGTTGCTCAAACACATGATAATTCAGATGAAGCAGAACTTAGTATCAACCAGAAGCAAGCTACTGCTACTGTGCCATTTAAGTTTGTAAACATGACCACAACTGAAAGAAATGCATTAAGCAATCCAGATAGTGGAACAGTAATCTATAATGAAACTATTGGCAAGCTACAAGTAAGAACAGCAACAGCTTGGGAAACAATAACTTCATCATAAAGAATAAAGGAGATCTACCATGATTGAAAATGCGGCGGACACTGATGACAAACAGGAAAAAGTCAAAGGAAGACCACCTATTAAAGTAGACAAAGATGTATTACGCAACTTATGTGAAATACAATGCACCATCAAAGAAATAGCTTTTGTTTTGGGCGTGAGTGTGGATACATTAAATAGGAACTATAGGGATGTTATTGATCAAGGCAAAAGCCAAGGCAAGATAGCATTACGCAGAGCACAGTGGAGAAACGCTATGGAAAAGAACAATGTTACCATGCAGATTTGGCTAGGTAAGAATGTTCTCAACCAAACAGATACTCCGCTTGATGAAGAGGCTGGAACTATTCTACCTTGGACAGACTAAACTAAAAAGGAATGCACAAATGAGCAAAGCAGATCACAAGTGGGCAGAAGTCACAGAACAGAATGCAAAAGATATTGTAGATATTAAACATTCAATAGATACAATCAAAGATAACCACTTGAGGCACTTGGAAGCTGATATGTGCAAACAATCTAAATCAATTGAGAAAATTGACAACCGCTTGTGGTGGGTGTTGGGAATCTTAGTTGTATCAACAGTTATAGGAATGATAAAAAATGGCGTATAAAAAGAAACCTAAAAAGAAAAAAGGCTACGGCAAGTAAGCTGGAGAAAACCCCACAATGAAAAGACATATTAATAGTGACCATTGGGATACCAAATTGGATCAACCAGATGGCAAGATAAAAACACAACGCTTGGAAACAATATTTGTAGAAGGCGGACAAGTAAAAAGAGAAACAGTAACAAGAACATTCTTCAGCAATGGAGAATACATAGACAGTGAAAGTTGTGAGATAATTTGTAATGCCACTAAGTGAAGTTCAGAAAGAAGTCAGCCAAGACAGCAACAGATTCAAAGTTGTTGTTGCTGGTAGACGTTGGGGAAAGAGCTTTCTTGCAATGCATGAAATTGCCAAGCATGCACGTTTTCCCAATAGTAATATCTTTGCAGTGTTTCCAAGTTATAGACAAGCCAAACAAATTATTTGGGATGATCTAAAAGAAAAGTTTATAAGATGCAGATGGGCTAAGAAAATAAATGAAAGTGATCTTTGTATTACATTGATCAATGGTAGTAAGATTTATTTACGTAGTGCAGACAACCCAGATAGTTTACGTGGTGTGAGTATGAATTATTTGATCATGGATGAAGCGGCAATGATTGATCAAAAGATGTGGACAGAAGTTTGTAGACCAGCACTGTCAGATAAACAAGGAAATGCATTGTTTATTACAACACCAAAAGGCAAAGGCAGTTGGATATATGAATTATGGCAAGGTGCACATGCACAAGACAATTGGCGTGCATTTAGTTTCACAACATTGTCTGGCGGGAATGTTGCACCAGAAGAAATAGAACAAGCCCGCAATGAATTAGATGAGAAAAGTTTTAGACAAGAGTATGAAGCCAGCTTTGAACAATACAGTGGTAGCATTTACTACAATTGGGACAGCGGCACACACATTAAGAAACAAGACTTAGACTTTAAGAAGAATGAAATACTACACGTGGCAATGGACTTTAACGTAAGTCCGCTGGTTGCTGCAATATGTAGAGTTAACGGAAATGAAATAAGCGTTATAGATGAAATTAGTATGGATGGATCAAATACATTTGAAATGGCAGAAGAGTTGATAAACAGATATCCTGACAATAGGTTATGGGTGTATCCGGATGCATCAGGTCAAGCACGTAAGACCAGTTCAAACACCAGTGACCATCACATACTAAGAAACTCAGGGTTCACACTTAAAGTTAAGAATATCAATCCACCAGTGAAAGATAGAATAGCGGCAGTGAACGCAAGTCTTAAAGCCACAGACGGAACTGTTAAATTAAGTGTGGACCCTAAGTGTAGAAACTTAATCAAATGTATAAGTGGACAGGTATATAAAGAAGGAACACAAATTCCGCAAAAAGATGGTGCAAATGACCTTTCACACTTTAATGATGCACTGGGTTATTTGGTGCATTGGATAAACCCTATAAGAAGGCCACAGCCAGAGCTTGGCAAAAAACCACAGTTATTTGGACATTACTAAAAGGATAAATAACTGATATAGCAGCAATAACTGATCATTATTGTGAAGACTACCCTTTATAAAGGAAATATAATTATGTTGACATTAGAACAATTAGAACAAACGCATCCAAGTTACAGTGATGTAGCAAAGCAGGCCAACTATCATTACAAATCATACGTGGGTGGTGAATTGTATAAGAGTGGTAGTTACTTAACACAATACATTGGTGAAAATCAAGCGCCTGGTGACCAGTATGGAAAGAGATTAAACAGCACGCCATTAGACAACCATGTGCAAACTACAGTAGACATTTACCGTAGCTTCTTGTTCCGCACATTACCTAAACGTGATATTGGATTATTAGTAAACAATCCGTTGGTAAATGCTTGGTTGTATGACACAGACCAAGAAGGACAAAGCCTAGACAGTTTCTTAAAGACTGCAAATGACTTGGCAATGGTGCATGGTGCAACATGGCTTCTTGTAGACAAACCTGCATACAAAGTTCAAACAGAAGCTGAAGCAATTGAGTTAGGCATCCGTGCTTATGCGGCAATGTATACACCACAAAACGTTTTAGATTGGTATTATGAACGCAACATTGCAGGCAAGATGGAACTTGAATATATCAAAGTAAGAGAAAGTGAAAATGATCAGCATGTTACATTTACTTGCTGGTATAAAGATACGGTTCACAAATACACAGTAGCCAAAGATCCAAACACTGGTGATTACCGTGCTATTGAAAACTATGAAGAACATGTTAATCCATTGGGTTACATTCCTTTTATATTTCATGCTCCACTAAAAAGCCCAACAAAAGGTGTTGGTATTAGTTTGGTTGCTGACGTGGCTAACCAACAGAAATTTATTTACAATTGTGCAAGTGAAATTGAACAGCATTTGCGTATCAGTTCACACCCTACACTAGTAAAACCAACTTCAACTGACGCAGTTGCTGGTGCAGGCAGTGTTCTTAACTTAGATGAAAGCATTGATCCAGGATTGAAGCCATATTTGTTGTCACCAACCTTATCAACAACAGACAGTATCTTAAAAGCAATAGCAAACAGTGTGCAATCAATTCAACGCATGACTCACACCAGTGCAATACAGGCTACAACAGGTTCACCTATGTCAGGAACAGCACTCCAAGTAGAGCGTCAGTTATTAAATGCAAAGCTATCAGACATGGCTGACACACTCAAAGAAACAGAATATCAAATGTGGATTATTTGGTTGGATTGGCAAGCATTAAGTATGCCAGAAGACTTTAGTTTAGAATATCCAGAAACATTTGACATGAGAGATGAACATTTAGAACTAGACTTCTTAATGAAAACACGCAGTAGTGGTGTTACAAACGCTAAGTTCCAAGATGAGATTAGCAGACAAATTGTTGCACTAACTGTAGATGATGCAGAATTGCAAAGTGAAATACTTGCAGACATGGCTTCAACAGAAGAGTTTGAAACACACGTGATGGTAGATCCACGCACAGGGAAAAGTGTAATTGTAGAATCAGAAGCAGAACATTTAATGCTTATGGAACAAGGTTACACACATGAAGGATAAACATGGCAAAGTTCAATGTTAAAAAACATGACAAAGTTTTGGAGAACACTCTAAAAGAAGTTCAAGCTGGTGTGTTTGACAATGCCAAAGCATTAGAGTCAGAAGTAGCGGAACTGGTATCCCAAGGTCTACCAGTTGAGGCTTTGAGACCACAGATAAATCAAGCATTTGGACGTCATGCTGAAAGTGTGCGTGCTAGTGCAAACAGTTTAAGAGATGTAAGCACAGACTTATTAGACCAAAGTAGTTTGCCAGTTGAACCTGCAGACTATGTGGCAGAAAGTGCATTACTACAAAGTTCACAAGATGAATTAGCTAACACTGTAGCCAGTGCTAGTGAAGATGTAATTAAGACAGCCGTGCTTGCCACAGTTGCTGGTGTAACTACAGCGGCTTTGGTTAATCAAGTGCGTGGAAGAATTAGCGGAGTCCATATGGATTCCAATGATCCTGAAATAAAGAAACTGCAACGTAAATTGCGTAAAGCAACAGGAGATCAACACAGAGATCTTGTAGCACAAATTAAACGTAAATTACCAGGAGATGTAAACACAGCGGCCGCATTAGCAACGTTGTTGAGCACAAAAGCAGAAAGTGTTGTAGGTAGTTACAACGGAACATTTGCAAAAAGCAGAGCAAAGCGTCAGAAGATTGAACGCTTTGAATATGCTGGTGGGTTGATGGCAACATCAAGACCATTTTGCAGAAGTATGTTGGGATTACAAATGACTGAAGAAGAAATACAGAACATCTGGAATGGAGAAACTTGGGCAGGAAAAGAGCCTGGTGATCCTTTTGTAGTGCGTGGTGGATACAACTGCCAACACTATTGGGTGCCTGTAGAAAACTTTGAAGAAGAGTAAAAGGATAAATAAAGCTATATAGAGATATATAAGTTTTGTGCAATTGCACACAACCCTAACTTAATAAAGGAATATTGACATGACAATTGAAACTCATGGCGCAGAAATGCAAACTGAAACTGTAGACACTGGGGATACAGCAACAGGCCAAAATACAGAATCCCAGGTTGAAGCCACTAAAACATTTACTCAAGAAGAAGTAAATGAATTAATTGGCAAACGTGTTGCCCAAGTTAACAAGAAGTTTGAAAATGTTGACGTGGATGAATACAAAGCACTCAAAGGCTTGAAAGAGCAGATTGAGGAAGAGCAACTGATTAAGAAGGAAGACTTTAATGGTGTTCTTAAGAAGCAGAAAGAAAAGTCAGAAGGAGAAATTCTGAGACTTAGAACTGAACTTGAGACAATCAAAATTGATGGTGCATTAATTGATGCGGCATCTAAAGCCAAAAGTGTTGCACCTAATCACGTAGCTCAACTACTGAGAGGAAGTATTAAACTAAGTGAAGATGGACAAGTAATTGTTACTGATGCAGAAGGTAAACAACGTTATACGGATAATGCAGATCCCATGACAGTTCATAACTTAGTAGAAGAATTTCTAGCAGGTAACCAGTATTTTAAGAGCGCAGGACCAAGTGGTGCGGGCTCTACGGGTAATACAATTAACGCTGATCAAACAGATTTTGATTTAGCACAACTTGACTTAAACAAGCCTGAGCATAGAGAAATCTATAAAAAGATGAAGGCTCAAGGTAAAGTTTAAATTTATAATATATAAAGGATAAAATATTATGGCAAACTCAGCATACGGATCAGGCATCAACTTAGATGCAATGGTGGTCCCAGTTCAAGCAGCAACAGTATTTGCTGCACAAGAGAATTCATTATACCTACCAGGTTTATTGATTCCATCAGTAGAAGTTCCAGCAGGATCAGCCTCAGCTCAAGTAGCTGTTATGGGTTCAGTAACTGCAGCTTCAATCTCAGCAGAAGCAGCTCCAGGCGTAGATTTTGAAACTCTACTTCCATCAGATACAAAGAAACCTATTACTTTGGATCTATTAGCAGCACGCACAGTTCTACGTGACCTTGGTGGCATTGACACTAATGACATGGGTAGAATCATGGGTAACGCAATTGCATCTAAAGTAGACGCACTTGTATCAGCTAAACTTGGTCAATTAACAGCCCAAGAAGCAACAACTAATCTATTAGATGAATTGTATGAAGCAATTGGAACAATCCGTGCCGCAGGTGAAACAGGTCCACTTAATTGTGTAGTTTCAGCAGCAGCATACCAAGGCTTTATGACAGTAATTGGTAGTTCAGCATTTGCTGGCGGTGAAACACAAAACGCAGCAATGCGTTCAGGCTTCATTGGCATGATTGCAGGAACTCCATGTTATGTATCTTCACACTTAAATGACACTAACACAGGCCTTACAGACACTAAATTTGCAGTGTTCTCAGGTGACGCACTACGCATGGCTATGCAAGGTGGAGTTAATGTTGAAGTTGAAAGACGTGCAGCAGCAGTTGGTAATGATATTGTTGCTTCAGCAGCATTTGGTGTTGACGTTATTGACGCAACACGTGGTGTTATTGTTCAAGACGCAGCATAATACAGCTTAAAGCAAACTGGAGTGGGCAACTGCTCCAGTTATTTTACAGGAGAAGAAAATGGCATTTGCTACAAATACAAATTTAGAAGAATACGCTCCAGAAGTTTTCCAACAAGGAGTTGATGATTGGACAGAAGAACTGGCCAAAGCACAGACTGATGTTATCAACATGATTCAATTCAAATGGTGGAACAAGTTCTATAGCCGTAGTGAATTTGACAGTAGTAAATTAGTTGAAGCACAGTGGACTAAAACTACAGTATATCAAGCCTTATACGGTTATATTCTGCCAAGGTTATCTACGTTTAGACCAGAAGGTGATCCCTACAGAGAACAATTATCTTTTTATAAAGATAGGTTCACTGAAGAATGGGAACTACAATTTGGTGTAGGAATAAAATATGATTTTGAAGATGACGGAACTATTGACAACTCAGATGTCAAACAAGTAAGTCAAAATAGGTTGTATAGATAATGGCACGCAGAGAAGATATTTTAGTAGAAATAGTTAAGCGTCTAAAGGCGCAACGCAGTGTGAAACTTGGTGTAGTTCAAAGAGATCCTATTGTGATTGAAGAACTTGCCGCAACTGCCTTTCCTGCTGTTTACATTGAAACCACAGATGAAGAAATTGAAG